GAATAAAAATAAAATGGACAAAGTAAAACTACAAGAAATGATTAAAGAAGAGGTTCAAAGCCTTCTTAGTGAAGCTGACACGAGAAGTCCGTCTATGAGAATCCAAAGCGTAATTCGACGCCTCACCGGCTCATCGCCCGAGGCAAGAACACAGGGCTTCATCGACAACATCATAGAAGAACTTAAAGCAATTTCAAACGAACTGGAAGGTCGATAATGAAGAACATAAACATTTGGGTAGATAATCACTGGATGCTTCGCCCACCAACAAACTGCTGCAAGGGGTCTTAGCTATGTCAAAGAAACAAGTTCTAATAGAATACTTTCAACTTGAAGCGCTGAATGAAGCCAAACGCGCTGACGATGGTTTTGTTTATCTAAAGGGACTTCTTCAACACGCCAACAAAAAGAATGGCAACGGCAGAGTTTATCCACCCCGCGCTCTTGAGAGAGAAGTCGAGAACTACAAAAAAATAGTTCGTGACCGCAGAGCATACGGAGAACTCGACCACCCCGACACATCAGTCGTGGAACTAAAAAACGCATCACACCTTGTAACAGAAATCCATATGGATGGCGATGCAGTTTACGGAACACTAAAACTACTCAATACCCCAGCAGGCAAAATCGCCCAACAAATTGTTTTGGACGGTGGCTCACTGGGTATCTCCTCTCGTGGTTTAGGTTCAACTCGTCAAGAGCGTGGACTAACTATGGTAGAGGACGACTTCACACTTATTTGTTTTGACCTTGTTTCAGAGGCATCCACCCCCGGTGCTTACCTTATGAAAGAAGCAAAGGAAAGAGAAATCTTTGGCAAGGCTGATAGAATCAACCGCGCCCTCAATGACATTCTTGTCGGAAGAAAATAAATGAACAAGAACCAACTAAGAGAAATAATCAAAGAAGAAATACAAGCAGTCGTCACTGAAGGTATGCTCGACAATGTTGGTCTAAAAGACACAGATGTCTCCGAGGACGACTACAAAAAGTTTGCCGAAGTAGTAAAAACTATGTTTGGTGGTTCTATTGATAAAGAAGACATTCCCGCTAAATGGGAAAAAACAATAGGCTACCCCCTAATGAAACCCGAACTAAAGAACCTCGCTAAAAGACTTATGAGAGACAGACTACTTTACTTGGGTGGAGACTTTGACCTATGAATAAAGAACAATTAAAACAACTTATCAAAGAAGAACTGCAAGCAGTCCTTAATGAAGACGGACACACCGATGTTGCAAGCGCACGTCGTCAACTCGCTTTGGCTATTGAAGATAGCAAGCAAATGCTTGACGCCCTTGCCAATCTCCCCGGTGAAGGAGACCTTCCTTCTTGGTGGATGAAAAAGGTAGCTATATCTTCAGCATACCTTAATGGAGCAAGAGACTACTTACTTACAAGCACAGTAGCCATGAACGAAATGGAAATCCGCTCAATGGATGCAGGCGAGCAAAGAAGAAAGTGCGCTCGCTTGAAGCAATCACACGACAGGGCAACTACTGATGCCTACACAGACCCACAGGGTTATGGTGTCATCGAGATGCAGTATGTGGAAAGAATGGCAGCAAAGTTTGACTGCGATTGGTTGAGGGAACTATGAAGAAAGCAGACCTGAAAAAACTCATTAAACCGATTATTAAAGAATGTATGCACGAAGTTATTATTGAAAGCGGCGTACTTTCTAACATCGTATCTGAAGTAGCAAAAGGAATGGGCAACATGATTGTTGAGGCAAAAGAGCCTGAGCAAGCCCCGCTCCAAGAAGCCCCACAGAGAAACGCAAATCAGGAAGCTATTGAATTGCAAAAAAAGAGATTGCAAGAAAGAAGGCAAAAACTCGCATCCTCCATCGGGAATGACGCATACGCAAACATTTTTGAAGGAATCGAACCAATGGATACACCCTCTGAAGGACCAGCCGGTCCTATGTCCGGTGTAAGCGCAAAAGATCCCGGTGTAGATATTTCAGGTATTATGGCTGTCGGTGGCAGACATTGGAAAGACCTAGCAACAAAAAAGAGGTAACATGGCACACGTAAAAGTGGAAGCACGCCGAAACGAGCCTGGAGAACGGCTAATAAAAAGATTCTCTAGGAAAGTAAAGAAGGAAGGCATTATAGACGAAGTAAGAGATAGACGATTTTTTGTCAAGCCTTCTAAAATCAGAAGATTAAAAAAACTTCGCAGAAAAAGAATCGCTAGAAAGATAACCAACGACCAAAAGACCAAATAAGTTTTTTGCGTTAGTTAGGACTATTTATTAACGACTATTTCTGTCAAGGGAGAAGTGTATTATGTCATCATTATTTGAAAAGGCAATCGCAGACGCCAAGGAGCTAAAGGAAACAGCCCTTCGCAATGCCGAAAAGGAACTTATTGAGAAGTATTCTGTAGAGCTAAAAGAGGCTGTAGAGAACCTTCTTGAGCAGGACGAAGAAGAAGCTGAGATGGAGAAGGAGGAACCAACAGGTGACGACTCTCTAATGGACCAAGTTCCAGACGCTGCCACTGTTGCTGTTGCTCAAGCCCTTGAGGATGACCAAGAAGAAATAGTTATTGACTTTGATGAGTTAATGGCTGACATGGAAGCAACCACTCCCGAAGAAGAAGCAAAAGATGTGCCTGAAGATGCCGAGTCCGCAATCGATAGAGAAGAACTCCTCGACACCGAGCCCGAGCCACTAGCACTTGAAGAGGGCGAAGCCTCGCTGGAGGAAGCTCTTGAAGCTTTAACCGAGGACCAGCTTGACACCCTTTTGGAAGATGTCGAGGTTGATATCAAGTCAATGCACCCCAACAATGGACATTCAGGCTCGACCGCTGGCGACCGTGCTGAAAATGCCGAACTCGTTGCCGTAGCCGCTGCCCTTGAAGAAGAGCAAGAAAAGACTAAAGAACTTGAAGAGCAAAATGGAATGCTCAACGAGACACTAAACAAAAGTAACGAAACGCTTGCCCAAGCAAAAGAAGTTATTCAAGAGATGAAAAACAAAATGCGTGAAGTAAACCTCTTGAATGCCAGACTGTTTTACACAAACAAAGTCTTGGAAAGCAAAGAATTTAATACTCGTCAAAAAGATAAAATTGTCGAGTCCTTGGCGAAAGCCAAAACACTTGAGGAAACAAAACTGGTTTATGAGACTATGAAAGACTCAGTGGGTAGCACCAAAGAACAAACAGCACCAGAATCACTAGTTGAAGCTGTAAACCGCACACGTTCCCTCGTCGTCTCCTCTCACAAGAGAGAAGATACTAAAACCGAGCAAGCACCAATGTTTAAGAGTTGGCGCAAGCTCGCAGGAATAGATAAATAAAGGAGGAAAACAACTATGTCTGCATTAGAAAAACTAACAGAAGGCATCGTTGCTCGTGATCTAGGAAAAGAAGGTGCTGCCCTATTGAACAAATGGGAAGGCACAGGTCTTCTAGAAGGTCTCGACAATGATGTTGTTAAAAACAACATGGCTCGTCTCTTAGAGAACCAAGCCAAGGAGCTTCTCCGCGAAGCTTCAACCATGCAAGCTGGTGATGTTGAAGGCTTCAGCGCCGTCGCATTCCCAATTGTACGCAGAGTTTTTGGCGATCTTATCGCTAACGAACTCGTTTCCGTCCAACCAATGAGCCTACCAAGTGGTCTCATTTTCTTCTTGGACTTCACAAGTAGCAACAAGCGTCTCGGTTACGGCGCTGGTGAATCACTCTACGGTGGTGGTGCTGTCGCTGGTCAATTGACTGGTGGTGTCAGCCTCGCCGGTACAACGGGTGCTGCTGAAAAGGGACCATACGCCCTCAACAGCGGTTACGCTTCACCAACTGCTTCCGTTGCCGTTACAACCACCCTCATTAGCTCAGGCACTTACGGTGGTGGCACAGGCGTCACACTTCTCGGACCAGAGGACGGACTCTTCGGCAACGCCAATGAGTTTGATCAGCTTCTCCGTTACGACCCAGATATCGCTTCTGGTTCAAAAGTCGCTATCGCTTCAATCACTGTTGCTGCTCTTAACGACGCTGGCGTCAACATGGACAACCTCGTTGCCATCGCTTCAAGCACAATGCCAACAGGTCGCCTCGCTCGTCGCCTCACACGCATTGACCCTGATGACACTTCTCGCGTCATCCTCGTCAACGCTGCTACAGGTACCGAGACAACAGCCAACTTGGCTGCTGCTCTTAACGCCGTCGTCAAATTGGACGCTCCTCTCAAGGACGCTTTCCAAACTGGTCTTGGTAGCCCCGGTTCCGTCCGTGGTACATCAAGCTGGGCTCTTGAGTCTGTAGAAGCTATCCCAGAAGTTGACATCAAAGTTGACTCTGTTGCTGTTACAGCAATGACCAAAAAGCTCAAAGCTAAGTGGTCACCAGAGCTAGGTCAAGACCTAAGCGCTTACCACAACCTCGACGCCGAAGTCGAGCTTACAAGCATCCTCTCAGAGCAGATTGCTCTAGAGATCGATCAAGAAATCTTGAACGACCTCATCGAAGGTGCTGCTAAGAGCGCCGGTAACGTTCGTTACTGGAGCCGTTCCGCTGGTAAGTTTGTTAATCGTCTAACAGGTGCTGAAATCGGCACAGACGGTACACCTGACTTCACAGGTACAGTTTCCGAGTGGTATGAGACTCTTATCGAGACCATCAATGATGTCTCCGCTGAGATTCACCGCAAGACTGTCCGTGGCGGTGCAAACTTCATCGTTTGCTCACCAGAGGTCGCTAACATTCTAGAGTTCACTGCCGGTTACCGCGCCAACGTCACTGCTGACGCTGGTGGTATCGTTGGTGCTGTGAATGTTGGTACAATCTCCAAGAAGCAAGACGTTTACGTCGATCCATACTTCCCACGCAACGTCGTGCTAGTTGGTCGCCGTGGCAACAGCTTCCTAGAGAGTGGCTACGTCTACGCTCCTTACGTTCCACTACAGGTTACTCCTACCATCTTTGGTACAGAGGACTTCGTGCCACGTAAGGGTGTCATGACACGCTACGCTAAGCAAATGGTTCGTCCCGACATGTACGGGATTGTCATCTGCCGTGACCTAGTGTAAGTCTAGTCTTTTGACTAAGAGTTGCCCCTCATTCACTTCGGTGGGTGGGGGGTTTCTCTTTATGGAAACTATTTAGGAAGAAGAGGATATAAAGATATGCCAGTTCCCCAACTTAGCCCAGCCTCCACCGTGAGCACTTCCATATTAACCTCCACAGGTTCAACATCACTTGTGGTGGCAGCATTGCCATTTACAGTTTATAGCACCAGCGCAGCATTTATTAGCGGCGCAGCAGATCAGGTGGCTTATGTTTACAAAAAGTTGGGTGGTGACGTACTAGATATCGAAATCAAAGCAGAAAATGTTTATGCAGCTTACCAAGAGGCGGTTTTAGAATATTCATACATGTTAAACTCACACCAAGCTAAGAATGTCCTCTCCGACATGCTTGGTGCTAGCACATCCTCTTTTGACGAAGACGGTGAGATTACAGCAGGTGCCAACGATGCATCAAGAGATTTTCCAAACTTTGGTTTTGCTTACGCTCGTCGCGTGGGTGAAGGTGTTTCAACTGAGGCAGGTGTTGGAGGTTTCTTAACAGAATATTCAGCAACATTCAAACTTGAAGCAAAAAAACAACAATACGATCTACAAAAGATTGTGCAAGATTCTTCATCCTTGGCATCTTCATTGTTTAATGGCAAGATTAATAATAAAAAGATTCTTATCAGAAACGTTTACTACAAGAGCCCAAGTATCATGTGGAAGTTCTTCGGGTATTATGGTGGTCTTAACGTTGTAGGCAACCTGTCAACCTATGGGCAATATGCTGACGATTCAACTTATGAAGTGATTCCCACATGGCACAACAGACTCCAAGCCATGTCTTATGAGGACCATGTGAATGTTCGTTTCTCGCACTACTCATATGAGTTGCACAACAACTTCTTAAAGATTTACCCACCCCCAGGCGATACAATCGGTGCTGATGACTTTATCTGGTTTACATTTACGGTTGACGAAGATGCCAACACTGTTGATTCGACAAGAGACCGTGGCGTAAAAGGTGTCAATAATATGAATACACTGCCCTTCGCTAATATTCCATACGAGAATATTAACTCAGTAGGTAAGCAGTGGATTAGACGCTACGCCTTATCCCTGTCAAAAGAGATTTTAGGTCAAGTGCGTTCAAAGTTTGCATCAATTCCTATCCCAAATGATAGTGTGACATTAAATGGTCCTGATTTGGTGAACCAAGCCAGAGAGGAACAACAAAACTTGAAAGAAGAGTTGAAGACACTACTTGATGACCTAACGTATGGTGCCCTTGCCGAAGGCGATGCAGCCATCGTTGAGGCTTCACAAAAACTATTTGAAAATGTACCAAACGCTATCTACGTGGGATAAATAAATGGCAAAGTTTACAAGACCAGACACTCCACCCCCGCCACTCTTTGTAGGTAAGAAAGAGAGAGATCTCGTTCGCCAAGTAAACACTGAGCTTATCGAAAATGTGGTTGGACAAGTTGTTGCTTACTACGCTGTGAGCCTGGAGCACACAAACTTTCATCCGATTTACGGAGAGGCAATACAAAAAACTTACTTACCACCAGTAAGAGTCTATGCAAGAGTAGAGACATTAGAATCCGAGGTAACCAACGAAAGCAAGGGTTATGACAAAAGACCCCGCATTTCAGTATACTTCCACCGCAAGAGACTCACAGAGGACCAAGACCTGCTTGTTAGAGTCGGAGACTTTGTTTACTATGATGGCGATTACTACGAGATTGTTAAAACCGTGGGAGCCAAAAGATTATTCGGTCAAGAGGGGCAGAAGTACGAGATTACAGCAGAATGCATAAAAGCAAGGGAAGGTTTATTCGATGGGAACTGAAACAACAGCATTTACTCCTTCCACCCTGGAGACAATAGACACTGCGTTTTACCGCTGGGTGGATGAACAGCTTGACCTACACGTCCGAGCCAACAAAGAAACAAGAAAGGTTCCTGTTATTTGGGCAGGTGCAGAGCGTGCATATCAGATTAAAAAAAGAAAGGAGCGTCGTGATCAAAGCGAAACTCTTATCCTTCCTCTTATAACCATTGAGAGAACGTCAGTACAAAAAGACCCATCAAGAATGGGACCGTTTGGAAACAACGTCTACAACAACAAAGATAGAAGAAGAAATAATTTTTTAGTTGGAAGAAAAATCCAAGCCCGCAAAACTCAACTCTTTGCAAACGCAGAGTCAGAGAGAGTGCAGGACACAGACAACTCCCGTCAGAAATCAAAAAGAGTTGTATATGAGTTTTCTTTTATTCCAACCCCGACATGGGTTCACGTAACATATAGTGTAAAACTTATAACTGAGTATCAGACACACATGAATGATCTTGTCACTCCTTTTATGAGTAGATTTGGAAACGCTTACTCTTTTGATCTGGGTGACGAAAATAATGCCTATGAGGGTTTCATTGCACAGGATTTTCAACAAAACAACAACTTGTCTTCTCTTGGTGAAGAAGAAAGAAGATTTGAAACCGATATCGAAATCCGTGTAGAAGGCTTTTTAATAGGCGAAGGCACGAATCAAGAACAGCAAACTGTCGCTGTCAGAGAGAACCAAGTAAAAATTAGATTTAAGAAAGAAGAGACATTTTTTACTGAATAGGTGTTTGCCCCACCACAACACTATTTATAAGGAAGTTTTTCTTAGGAGAAATACAGTATGTCAGAAAGAAGATTTAAGTTTGTATCCCCAGGTGTTTTCATTAAGGAGATTGATCAATCAGCCCTTCCCGATACACCAGTGGAAGTTGGACCAGTAGTTATCGGTCGTTCCGAGCGTGGTCCCGGTATGAGACCCGTGACGGTAACGTCATTTTCAGAGTTCGTTGAAACTTTCGGTGAGCCCTTTTCCCAAGAGTCGGCACTCGATGCTTGGAGATATGGTGGTCGAGCCGGTACATCATACGGAGCCTACGCCGCCAAAGCATGGTTAAGAAACAATGGTTCACTGACATTCATCAGGCTTCTAGGAAAGCAAGACCCAGACGCATCAAGCACAGCAGATAGAGCAGGCTGGAAGGCAGAAGAGGCACTCGGTCTCTTTGTTTTCGCCTCCTCATCAAACGGTGAACACACAGGTTCACTAGCCGCCATTCTCTACAGAGAGTCTGGCTTCCTCGTGTTGTCCGGTACACAAGACGGTTCTGGCGTTGGTCCAGCCAACATCCAAGCCAATGCTTGCCTCATTGATTCAGTCCGCGCCGCAACAAGCGCTCAGGACGCTGAGTTCAAGCTCGTCATCGGTGGTGAAGTTGCACGTCCATCAGACGCTGCCACAACTGGTTCATACATCTTTAACTTCAACCCCAACTCAAAGAAGTTCATCCGTAACGTTCTAAACACTGATGCAACTGTTACAAACAGTGAACTCTACTCAAACTCATCAACAACTTTCAAGACATACTTCTTGGGAGAAAGCTTTGAGGAGTCCCTAGAGGGTGTCACAGGTAGCGCATTCATGGCTACTATCGTTAGACTCGCAGCCACAGGCTCTGCTTCCGGTGAAAACTTCCAGTACCCATCACAGAAAGCCGAAACTGGCTTCTTCGTTGCACAAGACTTAAACGACAACTCAGGATCATACAACGCACAGAACATGCAGAAGCTATTTAGACTCCGCGCTCGTGACGGTGGTTCTTGGGTACAAAACAACCTAAAAGTGTCAATCACAAACATGCGCTACGGTCGCATCTCAGGCTCCTACGGTAGCTTCGACGTGTTACTACGTAGACTAGACGACACAGATAGCACAGTTGAAACCGTTGAGCGTTTCAGTAACTGTAACCTAGATGCATCCTCACCAAACTACATTGCAAGAAAGATTGGTGACAGAAGAGTCATTTACGACACAGTTAGAAGAGTAACCCGTGACTTGGGCACATACGATAACAAATCTAAGTTTGTATACGTCGAAGTTGAGCCCGAGGTCGAAGCTGGCACAGTGAAGTCCGAACTCCTACCATTTGGTGTGTTTGGTCCAATCCGCTACGAAAACACCAACTACGCTTCAGGAAGCAACTCCTTTAGAGATACTGCTGGTACATTGATTAACCCCTTCGTCGCCGGTTCAGGTACAGTCTCCAAGCAGTTTGATTCCAGCTTGAGCACACAAAAGATTCTAACTGGTCCAGCCGCTGAACTAGCGTTTGTCTTCCCACAGGTTCCACTGAGAGAAGCTAACACAGACGGTGGTGGTCTTGACCCAACATCAGTATACTACGGAGCTTACACAGGTAAGACACAAGCCAACTCACAGTTTGCTAACGATATTCTTGATATCATTAAACCACGCCCAAGAGACCTCTTGGCTGATCCAAACAGTGAAGAAAACTCTGCCGCAAGAGAAGTAGACGGTCAAACCGAGTTCTCATGGGTATTCTCACTAGATGATGTTTCCGCATCATTCGTGGGCAACAGAGTTAAGGCAACATCTTACGCTGCCGGTAACCGTTCCACAGGTGCTTCCGTAACATCAAAAACCAACCAAAGCTACAAGACACTTATCGACAGAGGCATCGCCCAGTTCACAACAGTGTTCAACGGTGGTTCAGACGGCTTTAGCATCAAAGAAAAAGAGCCTATCCTTCGCGAAGGCTTGCTCACAGCCAACAGTGGTGATAACTCCGCTAACTACACAGTTGAGCGTGCCATTGACCTCTTGACTGACCCAGAGCAGATTTCTTTCAACATCGCTACAGTCCCAGGTCTAAAGAACGCTGGTCTGACAAAGCGTCTAGTTGAGCGCTGCGAAGACCGTGGTGACGCACTTGCCATCATCGATATCGAGAAGGCTTTCGTTCCACCAACCGAGCGCACAGCAACACAAAATGCTGCTCCAAACGCAAACGATACAGTCGGTGACGTTGAGGATGCCGTAGACGCATTCATCGCCCGTCAACTTGACTCATCATTCGGTGCTGCTTACTACCCCTGGGTACAAGCCCTCGACGATGAGAGCAACAAGATTGTTTACTTGCCACCATCAGTAGTCGCCCTTGGCGTTATGTCCAAGACAGACGCTGACCGTGGACCATGGTTTGCACCAGCAGGCTTTACACGCGGTGGACTCTCAAGTGATGCAACTGGCATCCCAGTCCTAAGCGCAACAGAAAAACTAACTTCTAAAGACCGTGATAAGCTTTACGAAGTTGGCATTAACCCAATCGCTACATTCCCCAATGAGGGTGTCGTAGTGTTCGGTCAGAAAACCCTACAAGCTGACAGAAGCGCACTCGATCGTATCAACGTTCGCAGAATGCTTATCTACGTCAAGCAGGGTCTGTCGCAGATTTCCTCAAACTTCTTGTTTGAGCCAAACGTTCAAGACACATGGAATCGTTACCTCGCTGAGGCTAACCCATTCTTGCTCGACGTGCAACAGCAGTTTGGTATTGATGAGTACAGATTGGTCTTGGATGACACCACAACCACACCTGACCTTATTGACCAAAACATTCTCTACGCTAAACTATTTATTAAGCCAACAAGAGCTATTGAGTTTATCGCAGTAGATTTCTTTATCACAAACTCAGGAGCTTCTTTTGAAGATTAAGGGAGAGATTAACTAATGACACAGACAACATTTTGGGGAAGTAAGAACTCACAACCAAAAAGACAACATAGATTCTTATTCAGTTTCGGTAAGAGAGGTCAGCAAGACCAACTACCAAGCTGGATTGTATCAAACGTCACACGTCCAACAATTGAAGTGAGTACGGTTGAGCATCAGTACATCAACCATACATTCAAGTTCCCAGGTCGTGCTAAATGGAATGACATCTCAGTTACTCTCAAAGATCCCCTTACTCCTGATGCTTCCCGTCAACTCTATGAAATCCTAAGAGAAGCTGGTTACCAGCCACCAAGAAAAGGTCCAGAGGACAAGACCATGAAGCAAAGCTTTACTAAAAAGTCTTTTGCTGATGCGATTGGGGATATTAAAATCCAAGCTCTGAACGCTGCTGGTGAGCCAGTTGAAACATGGACACTTAACAATCCTATCATTGTTAGTGTAGACTGGGGTAGCTTTGATTACGCATCAGAAGAGCTAGTTGAGTGCAGCCTTACAATCGCTTACGATTGGGCTGAAATCACTGGCGCATCATAATGAGGTATAAATGTCACGGAATGCTGAAAGATTAAACACAACAAACGTAACACCAGAAATACCAGAGCAACAAGCAACTTATTCACCACCCACAACTTTAGTTAAACTACCTTCAGAAGGAAAGTTTTACGAGCCAGACCATCCTCTCCACGACAAAGACACCGTGGAGATTAAGGCGATGACGACTCGTCAAGAAGAAATCTTGACAAACCAGTCCATCATCCAGTCTGGTGAAGTTGTGGATCGTCTTATTAAATCTGTTTTATTGGATCAAAAGATTGATCCGAGCACACTTTTAATCGGTGATAAGAACGCTATTGTAATCGCTCTTCGTATTGACGGTTATGGCGAGGACTATGAAGTTAATATTAACTGTCCCGTCTGCGGATTAGGCAAGAAAGAAAACATCGACTTGTCACAGCTTGACGTAAAGGGTATGAGTGAAGAAATAGAAACGACCGAGAACGGTACGTTTATGATTGTTCTTCCAAAGTCCAAAGCGCAAGTTGAACTAAGATTGCTAACAGGCGACGATGAAAAGTATGTTGCTGAGGCAAATAAAAAACAAAAGAAGTATGGCGTAGAAAGACCACTGGTGAATCAATATTCTAGAATGATTGTTTCAGTAAACAATGATCCTAGCCCGAGCACCGTCAGTGCATTCGCTAGTTCAATGCCAGCGTATGATTCACGCTTCCTAAGAAAGATGTATAAAGCAGTGAGTCCAGATATGGACATGAGCTTTCAGTTTCAATGTGGTCATTGCGGACACGAACAGGACATGGAGGTGCCCATCACTGCGGGCTTTTTTTGGGCTGACTGAAGAATACCTTGAAACGGTATACACTAAGTTCTTCCAAATGAAGATGTACGGAAACTGGAGTTTCTTTGAGATATACTCTCTTCCAGTGCAGTTGAGGAACTGGTTTTATGACCAGCTTGTAAAAACCAAAGAGGAAGAATCAAAACAATTAAAAAAATAGTTTGCCAAGACTAAGGTCTTGGTTTTCTATTTATAGACTATTTATTTAGCAGGAGGCGCACATTATGTACGACATGAAGGAAATCGTAATCGACTTTGACAAGATTAGACAACAAAAAGAAGGACTCAACGAGGAACAACTCAACGAGTTTCTACTGTCACAGACCGCTGCACTTGGTGGCACAGTTAAGATCCTCCTTGGTATGATGGGTCTTGGTGACAACTTTGGCATCCCTGTAAAGGTGAGGGGCAACCGTCGTGAGGTTAGCTCATTCACTCGTGCTCTGAAGGGCGAAAGAAGATACATGGACGCTGTAAAGAAATATGGTCTTGACAACCCAAGAACATACAAGAGTAAAATGAGACTCGACAAAGCTATCACAGGCTTTGAAAACACCACAGGCATGAAGTGGATGATAGGATAAGCTTTAAATGGCAAACCACACCGAAGAACTTGAACAACAGAAACAAGCTCAAGATGATCTTACCCAGTCGCAACAACTGGCTGCTGAACAAGCAGAAAGAAATGTAGCCGCTTATAAGGCTCTTGATGCCGCTCTTGTTCAAACTAAAGTTGATCTCGGTGAGCTAACAAAAGCCGAAGCGGAACTCACCGGAGCAGTCTTACAAAAAGAAGAAGCCCTTGCTAGAGCTAGAGAGGCTTTTATTAAGGCACGAATAGAGGGCAAAGGTCTTGAGGAAGCGCTAACCAATCTCAGACTTGCAGCCAGAGAGCTAGCTGGCGCACAAGGCGCACAACGAGTACAAGAAGCATTTGAAGACCTAACCGATACAATTGGTGGTTTCGGCTCAAATTTAGCGCAAGCAACGCTCGGCATTAGAACCGGCAGAAATGCATTAGGCAACTTATTTGAACAACTTCAGTTAAACAAAGCGGCAGGCGGCGAGGTTACTAGCGTAACGCAACTGCTAGGAAATGCCTTCCAGAAAACAAACTTATCATTAACTGCTGTCAATATAGGTGCAAATCTAGCCACTAGTATCTTCCAAAAGTTTACGGAAGCCTCAGTAGCAGCTTTTAAAACCTCAGAACAACTAGGTGATTCCCTGGGTAGGGAACTTGGTCTAATCCAAACAGTGGGGGAAACTGACGCCCTGCTAAAACTAGCGCAGTCTAGTAATGACGCAAATGTAAGTTTCCAGGGCTTGGGTGAAGCAGCCGCTCAACTACAGATAGCCACTCAAGGTGTGTTTGGTAATATTGTCACAGCAAGACCAGAACTCGCACTCTTCGCTAATGAGATGACCGGACTCGGTGTTGACACACAGACAACCGCAGAGTTGTTTGGAACCTTTGGAAAGATTTTAGGCAGAGACTCAGTAAACGATATTAAAAGGCTTGAAAGAGAAGCAATCAAACTATCAAGAACATT